GGGCTTGGCGGGCTGTGCCTTGTAGTTACGCATCGGCCACTTGACGTAGTAGGTCGAGCCGCCAACCTCGACGCGCCCCTCCTCGTGGTTGCCGAGCATCTCCTTCAGCATCGTCTGCGCCTCGTCGATCTCGGCATCAAGGGCTCGCTTCTCTTCGAGCCGGTTGACCAGCACCTGCGTCCAGTGGTCCGCGTCGGCGATGCCGTTCAGGTCAATCGCTGGCGCACCGTCATCGACCCGATCCCAAGCCACGTTGGCGTCGTCGGACGACAGCGGCGGATACCAGTCCACGTCGCGCTTGCGCCGCTCGAAGTCATGCACCGCATCCTCGATCTGGCGCTGCATCTCCGGGTCTTGCCGGTACAGGAAGATGCGAAGCTCCGAGCCGCGATAGAGGACGCACACAGCGCCCCAAGATGCGTCGGTACACATCATCTGCGCCTGTAGCTGCCACGGCCCCCTGTGCGGCGCAGGCGCGTCTTCCGGGGCTGCGCTGGTGTTCTTCGCCTCCAGCACGCCAAGGCCGGACGTGTCCACCACGCCGCCCTGCGGGACGTAGATGCCGTTCGCAGGGTCGTGTTCCCACACCAGCGTGCCGTCGCCGCGCCCGTCGAGCGAGCAGGCGAGCGGCAGGTCCGGGTGGTGGATCGCCTCGTTGATGTCCACGTTGACGTGATCGAGGTCGAGCCGGTACGCCGCCTCGCGCAGGATCGTGGGCTCCAGCAAGTCGCCGAAGCGCATCGCCTCGTTCTGCGCGAACCGCTCAGGCGGGTTGCCTGCGGCTGCGTCGATGGCTTCCTTGAGAAGCTCGTTCGGCGTCTTGTATGGCGACAGCCCCATCAGGGCGGGGATTTTGCTGGCACTGAGTGTGCCGTCGTCGGGTGTGAGTTTACCTACCAATGTCTTTCTCCTCTCGGTGGTGTGTGATTGGGTCCGTAAAATTCTTCGGGCATGCGGTTGTGCTTGGCGCTGTTTTCGCTCCAAGTAATGACTTGCAGGTTCCACGGCACGTTAAGGCCACAGACCGTTTCTCCCTGCAACGGATAGTAGTGATCTACAGAATGAGCCGTGCCGGTTTCTTTCTTCCGGCGCATCGCCTCCCTGTAAAAGGGAGCCAGTAAATTAGTGTCCAGCCATTTTGGGGTGGCCTGCCTAATCCTTTGCCTGCGTAGTTGAGTTCTTATGTTGCACTGCTCACGGTGAGCATCGTCCGTCGCCCTCCTCTCCTTGGCCCGCCGCCTCGCGCGATCTCTGACCTCCGGAAGGGCAGCGTATTCACGCGCCCTTTTCTTCAGTCTCTCATGACGAGAAGGGTCTTGAGCCAGCCTTGACTTGTATTCCGCATACCTTTGCTTGAAGTAGTCAGGGTTTTCTTCAAGCGCCCGCGCGGTGCGTTCGCGCTTGCGCTCGGCCTCCTGTTCATAGTTTTCCTCGGCGTAACGGGCGAGGGCCTCCTTCCTTCGGTCTGGATGATCCTCGACATACTTTTTGGCTCGCTCCTTCCCGCACTCAACGCAATGGTAGGAACTAGTAAACCTTTCGGACAGATGCCCACGGGGACACTTCACGCCATTAAAGTATCTCGGAAGACCACGGGCCTTAGCGTCCTCAAAAGTGACAAAGGTTATGCCGTTCTCCGCACAAAACTCCAATGTGGCGAGGCGCGCTGCCTCGATCTTGTCGGCTTTCTTTTTGGCGTTCGCCGCCCTTTGCTTCGGGCTTTTCTTGGCGCGGTAGTCCTCCTTTGCGCAAGCATAGCACGGGCCGCTCACATGCCTTTCCGAATAGTGGCCGCGCTTGCAGGGCTTGCCGGTATAGTACCTTTTGAGGCCGCGCTCTCTGGCCTCCTGCGCTGTAATAATCTCCATCTCAATCTCCCTTCAGTGATGCGCCCGGCCACGACAGCCGGGCGCTTGTGGTTTAGTCCTCGTCACACAAACGTGGGACGTAGAAGTCTTTGATGTCGTCCCACACCGCACCCTCCGGGTGCCACTCCAGACTTAACTCGTGTTCAAAGGCGTCAAAGCCGCAGACCAGCACATAGTAATAATATATGGTCTCACCTTCTGCGCTTTCCTCCACGTCACCTGAGTTGGTGTGGCTCAGGCGGCGGTCAATAATCCGAAGGTGCGGGTCGCCAAGAACCCGGAAGGGCTTGTCCAAACCATCCGCAGAATGCGGCAAGTAATCGAAGATGATGTTTCTCAGTTCCATCTCACCCTCCTACGCCGCAGCTTCGAGGCGCTTGGCCTTGGGGCTTTTCCGCTTCGGGCGTTCCAGCCTAAGCATCCCATCGAGACGCTTCTTCACCTCATAGTGACGGTTCAGCTTGTTAAGCATGTCAGTGACGCTGCTTTCCGCATAGCGAAGGCGCTCACTGATAAACTCCGCATCAAGGGGGCGCTTCGGCGTCATCTTCACAAATAGCTCGTAAAGATCACCAACCGCCTCAGTCAGAACAATCGGGTCGTTGTGCCGAGTGATATACTCCTCCTTCGGCAGCATGCCGTTCTTTACGATTGCCTTGACGACATCTTCCCTGACTTCTTGGACAGTGTGAAAGGACGCCTTACGGCCCCGCGACGGACAGAAGCTGTGGCTCCAGCGCCCGGTCCTCTTATTGCGCCAAATCGTGATCGGCGTGTCGCTGTTCGCGCCTGTGACCTGATACAGATCGTAGGCGTGGCATTTGATAATAAGTGGCATATCGGTCTCCCATTAGTTGCCAAAGTGGACGATGAGCGCCCACCAAGTGAAGGATCGAGAACTCTCGATCCCGAAAACCCAGAGCCAGTCGATCCAGCCCAAGGTAAAAAGAGTGATCAGCGCCGCGCCGATAATGTCGTCTGCGTACTGTTTCATGATGATCTCCCCGTTGGGGCGGGGCCGTTAGGCCGCCGCCTCTTCTTCGGTTGCATAATCTTGGAACTTGAGAACCGCGCCGCAAAGAGCGAACCAAGCCCAGCCACCTTCGTGCGGCATCAGGATCAGCGCGCCGTTGGTGTCATAGTCACCACCAACCATCCAACGGTTGCCGACTTTCTTGGCTGTCATCTTTGCGCCGAGGTGAAATGCTTTGTAGGTCATCGGTGTCTCCCTTGCGATGTGTTCTATCAACGTCCTATTTATCGCATGATACGATTATGCTATCAAGCAGATAATATCATTTTGTCGAACTTTTTTTCACGAGGGACAAGTGTCTGATATCGAACAACAAATGCTAAGGCTGCGGGCCTCGACCCGGCAGATGCTGCGCGAGGAACTTGAGGCTTCGCCGCATCGGACGCTGTCCGCGCTCGCGGATGAGTTGATCGAGATGGCGATCCTGCGGCGCAGGAACGAGCGGGTCAGGCAAGAGGATCGCGCCAGTGGTTAATGGTAGGCAAAAGGGAGCGGCGGCGGAACGCGAAATCAGCAAGCTCCTCGCGGACGAGCTAGGCGAAGAGTTCGGCCTCAGCTTCAAGCGCGACCTCGAGCAATACCGAGAGGGCGAACACGGCGACCTCGTGTGCAACGATCCGAGCTTCCCCTTCGTGCTGGAAATAAAGCGCTTCAAATCTGGTTGCGCGGCTCAGCCGAAGTGGTGGGATCAGTGCTGTGCTGCGGCGAGGGCTGAGACCGAGCGTCGCCGGGTGCTGCGCCCGGACGCGCCGGAGAAGCTGCCCCTGCTGGTCTACAAATACAATCATCAGCAGTGGAAGTGGCGCATGCCGGTGCAGGCGGTGATGCTTGCGGGCTGGCCGCACAACGCGCACGGCTACCCAGAGGATGCGGTGTTCGATTGGGGCTACGCAGTCGAGATGGACACGCGCACCGCGATGATGCTGATCAGGGAGTTGATGACCGATGCGACCGATGTATGAAACCAGCCACGACATCGCGAACGAGAAGGTCGTCGCCGACGCGCTGGCGAACATCGGCGTCGAGGTGTGCAAGCTGCCGGTGCAGTACCGCCTCGACTGGTTGCTGCGTCGCGACGGTCAGCCGATAGGCTTTGCCGAGGTGAAGGCGCGCAAGTGCGACCTCAACACATATCCAAGCGTGATGATCAGCCTGTCGAAGGTCATGCACGCAAAAATGATTAGCGAGGCGACGGGCTTGCCCTGTCACCTCATCTTGCTTTACCGTGATGCACTCGCGAAGTTGGACTTTGCGTCGGACTTCACGGTAAATCCGGGCGGCAGGTCAGACAGAGGTGATCCACAGGATCACGACGTCTGCGCCTTTTACCCGGTCGAGCGGCTGACAGTGATCAGCCAAAACAACAACTGACGTTAGCGTTAAGGAGTTATGGAGCTATGGCGTTAGGATTCAATCTTGAGACCAAAAGTGGCGGGGACATCCTGCCAATCGTGAAGTGGGACGCAAAGGCGGGCGACTTCATCAAGCAGGACCGCTATCAGGCCGGAGACGGGACTTGGCAGAAGGATGAACAGGAACTGGGGCTTCCCCTACAGGTCGCGATGGACTTGGGAAACATCGAAATCGGCTGGCTGTCCTTCGCGTCGGGTGCGCCTGACTTTCAAATGGTCAAGGCAGGTGAGCCCCTCCCGGCGCAGCCAAGCCCGGACCACAAGCAGGCGTTCCGTGTTCGCATCGCGTCGAATGAACTTGGCCTTCGCGAATTTTCACATTCTGCGAAAACTGTATTGCGTGCGATGGACGCTCTTTACAATCAGTTCGAGGCGGAGGCTCCGGCAAATCCGGGCAAGGTGCCGGTGGTGACTATCTCCGGCACCGAGCGGATCAAGATCAACTCGCCGCAGGGTGAATTGACCTTCAAGGTTCCGCAGTGGTCGATCACCCAGTGGATTGACCGCCCGGCAATGATGGACGGCGGTGTCACCGCTCCATCCCAACCCGCGCCAGAAGTTGCTGCGGCCGCAGTCGCGTCGCAACCTCCGGCGGCAGCGCCAGCAGGCAGCAACCTGTTCTAGCGCGGTAGCTCCCGGCGGTGTTTCTCCCTTCGCCGCCGGGAGCGTCTACCCAAGGGGGGAAGGGAGAATTTCAATGACAAATATATCAGCACATGCCGAGCGCATTGCCCGACACTATTGGGGCGAGCCGAACATGACGCTGTCCGTCAAGGGGCGCACACTGCGCTGGGGCGCGAAGGGCAGCAAGGAGCTGGACCTGCGCAAGGCTGGCGGCGTCTGGTATGACTTCGAGGAAAATTGCGGTGGCGGGATCGTGGACTTGGTCCGCAGGTACGGCAAGCTCGGCATCTCCGGCTCAGTCGCCGATGTGCTGGAGCGCGAGTTCGGCATACAGAAGCAGGCGCAGAAGGCGCTGGAGCCGAAGCAGTACATTCAGCGCATCTATTCGTATTTTGACGCTGACGGCGCTGAGGCTTATCAGGTGTGCCGCATGTACCCGAAGACGTTCCGCCAGCGCAGGCCGGACGGGCGCGGCGGGTACATCTACAAGATGGATGGCGTCGAGCCACTCCCGTACAATCTGCCGAAGATCATGCAGAACCCGGACCAGCCCGTGTTCGTCGTCGAGGGCGAGCAGTGCGCCGACGCGCTCATCGAGGCCGGGCTGGTCGCCACGACAAACCACGGCGGGGCCGGGAAGTGGCTGGACGCGCACGCGCAGCACTTGGAGGGCCGTAACGTGATCGTCATCCCCGACAATGATGAGGCGGGGCTGAGGCACGCGGACAAGGTGGTGGCAAGCCTGTGGGGCATCGCGGCGCACATTAAGCGCGTCGACTTGCCGGGCTTACCGGATAAGGGCGACGTGGTGGACTTCCTGCGCGAACACACGCTCGGCGAACTGGTCGAGATCGTGCAGAAGTGTCCGACGCTGACGCACGCGCCGGAGGTGGCGGACGGTGATGATGCGGTGGCGGATGAGGACGGCGCGGTCGAACGCTACCAGACGATGCGCCGCGACGCGGTGTTCGCGATGCCTCCGGTCGAATTTCTCGTGGACGGGCTGATCACCGACACAGGCTTCACGATGATGTACGGTGCGCCCGGCACGGGTAAGTCGTTCCTCGCCATCGACATAGCGCTCAGCGTCGCGCACGGCACCCCGTGGCAGGGACAAGAGGTCAAGCCCGGCCCGGTACTTTATATTGCGGGCGAAGGTATTGGCGGGTTCGGGAAGCGCTGGAAGGCGTGGGAGAAC